AAGTGCTGTTGTAGCAGCACTAGCCGCTCTAACTGCTCCACCTTTAATTTCCCATACAGCAAAGTCGTTTGTGCTTGAGCTATCTTCACGAGCAATTATTGTGCCTGTAAATCCATAACAAGAGTTGTTAGGTAAAGTAATCTGATTGGCAGTAGCAGCTGCACCAGTATTTGTTCTCAGTGCCTCTGCTGTTGCATCTGTAGTATCACACCTTAGTACAAATGTCCCTCTTTGCGCACTTCCTTCCGCATTACCATCACCAAAACTTCCATTTGCATGAGCATGTTTACCTTGGACGTCAGAATTAGCTCCATATCCAGTAGCTATTGCTGATGTAGCGGAAGCTGCATTGCCATCTCCCATTGTAATTGCATTAGCGGCAGAAGAAACATTTCCATAATTAGCGTAACTCGTAGAAAAAGACATTGAAGCTGATGCAGATGCAGTAGCTCTTGACCCTATCGCTACTGCATTACCTGTAGTAGCTTTTGCATTTTTCCCTATCGCAATACTATTAGCACCACTAGCACCGTAGCTGCTTGAATTTGTATCAATAGCGGCTGCAAAGGCGCTAGCTGCACTAGCACGTGAACGGGTCATAGCTGTTGCATACAGACCCGTAGCATATGAATCTTTACCAAAGGCGTAAGTATAGTTTCCAACAGCAACCGCTGATGCACCGATTGCTACTGCCCTAGCACCATTAGAAGTAGGCCGACTACCACTGCCATAAGCAGAAGTAGCCATGTAATAATCGTTTCCGATTAACCCCCATTCTCCACTGCCTCGATAAACTACTAGTACTGTGTTTCCTGAATATATAGAATAAGTGCTAATTTCTCCATTATACCAAGAATCTCCTGAAGCAACTGCTATATCTAAACGATAAACCGCATTTTTGTCAAGGCTTAAAAACACATACCAACCTGCACTAATAGCAGAACTAGCAGGTAAAGTTACTGTTTGGTTACTACCTGTCATGTGGTAGTATTTACCTTTATCTGAATTTGTTAAAGTAAAACCTGTTGATGGAAAAGAGGTAGAAGCAATTAAATCACCACCACCTCCACCAACAGCTGAACCATCTAAAAGTAAACTTGTTCCATCTGAGCTGAGAGTAATTGCTCCACCTGCACCTGTGTGTTTTAAGTTAATTGACCCCATTATGCGTATGTAACCTCCGATGTTTGTATAGTGGCTACCCACCTGATATTTGTTGATGCTACGCCTGTAACCGCAAGTTTTAAGCATCCGAGTGTAGTGTCAGCAGTAAGAGCTACTGCCCACCCTGTAGGAACATTAAGTTCGTTGATAACTGAGTTAACTAAAACTGTTGTCCCTGCGGTAGCTTCTCTTCGTATGATACCTTTGACTTCCCAAGCACCCACATCTGTACCTTCAGATGCTTTTTCTCTTGCAACTATTGTACCAGAGAATGTGTGAGCTGAGTTATTTGGTAGAGTCATTTGGGTTGTTGCTATAACACCAGAAGTTGGACTCGCAGTTCTCATGGTTGTTTCTGTAGCATCCGTGGTAGAAATCCTTAATGTGCATAAACCAAACTGGCTGTCGCCATTACTAGCATTTGTGTACCCTGCGTAAACAAATTTACCTTGAACATCAGATATTGAGCCATATCCTAACGCCATAGAAGATTGGTGATTGGCATATACATTACGTCCAATAGCTACAGATTGAGAGCCATTAGCATAAGCAAATGCGCTTCCGATAGCTGTACCACTGCTTCCAGCTTTTGCGAATTGACCCATCGCAATGCTAGTAGTACCTGTTGCACCATAAGTTGTGGTATTGTTATTTATACTCGCCGCAAAGCTATATACTCCAGAGGCTCGACTTTTACCAATTGCTGTTGCTAAAGTTCCTGTTGACTTGGCAGTATAGCCTATAGCTAGAGATGAGTTTCCAGAAGCTGTAGTTTTATCACTCGGAGTACCTGCTCCGATAGCAGTTCCATAATAGTCTGCTACTGTATTAGCACCAATGGCTAATGCTTTTGAAGTACCATGAACTGTTGTGTGAGTAGCACCAAGACCAATAGCAATTCCGTCTGCGCTTGAACTTATTGCACTATCACCTATAGCAATAGCATTTGTGCCTGTCGCACTAGGTTGTGCTGTAGGACTAGACTCGTTAGCTGAGTAAAGGTCAGCACCACCACCACCACCGCCTCCGACTTCACCCCAAGCAGAACCATCATAAGTATTGATTTTATCTGTAGTTGAGTTCCAAACCATATCTCCATCTGTCATACCAGTTAGAGCAGCTATTTCTGCAGTTGTTCGAGAATAAAATCTAATAGGATTAGAGAAGTAATCTGTCTTTGCCGCAATTATAGCATCAGCGTTATATTCTGAAACGATATTGTAATTGGTTGCAACTGAGTTAACAACACTCGTAAGTTTAAAGGCAGAATTTGAAATTGTTGGGGTTAACACGAGCTGAAGATAATTAGTTATAGGACTTGCAGCGTCTTGATCAAAAGATTCTATTTTAAGTGAACCATTTTGGTGATAAAGCGAAGCTCTTATTTGTTCGTTTGATGTACCATCAATTGCTTTGAAGTTCATGTAAATACCAGCATCGCTTGTTATATCTGCCGTATCTGTTACAACATCATAAAGATCGAATTGTTGGTTTTGATTTGCGTCAATCCACACTTTATCTGTAAATGTTGTACCATAACGAGCTGCGACCGGTGTCGTAGGATTAACTGGATCATATCCGAATTTTACGATTTCTGTAGCAACTGAGTTGATATTAACTTCTATTGGTATTTCGCCATATGTACCAATCGCAGTAATTTTATTAGAATTAACGTCTAAATCACCGCCAAGCTGTGGTGTTGTATCTTCAATAACGTTTAATATACCGGTATCGGTATCTGCAGTTACAAAATCATAGTAAGTTGATCCGTCGTTAGTAAACTGCCACTTATCATCAACTTCGTTCCAACGCATAGAAACATCTGTGCTTGTTCCTCTATTAACGGTAATATATGAGTGGTTAGTTGCTGATGTTGCTGGAGTTCCGGTTTGATCATGATTAAGCATAATTTTACCGCCAGTAGCTGTAGTGCTACTAATACCGACATGACCGTTAGTTGATGTTGGATTAAGAACGATGTCTCCTGCGTGAGTAATTTGCCAACCGTTTAAATCTAAAACACCACCAAGTTGTGGTGTTGTATCTTCTACGAGATTTGATATAGCACCAATTGGCCCGTCTAAACCCTGAATTCCTTGCGCGCCTGTAGATCCTGAAGTACCGAGTAAACCTTGTACACCCTGAAGTTCTCCAGCAGTACCTTGAATACCAATACCGGTTATGCCTTGTAAACCTTGTAAACCTTGCACGCCCTGAGTACCTTGAGGTCCTGCTACACCGTTAGTTCCGTTTATACCAGTAAAGCCTTGAATACCTCGATCGCCTTGATTACCGAGGCTACCTTCAATACCTTGTACACCCTGTTGAGCGTCGTTTCCTTGTAGACCCTGTAAACCTTGAGTGGAACCAGCTGCGCCTTGAACACCTACACCGATTAAACCTTGTGTACCTTGAGTAGAATTACCTTCAGTGCCCTGTAAACCTTGAACGGAACCAGCTGGTCCTTGAACACCTATTCCAGTTAATCCTTGAGTACCAGTAAAGCCTTGAACGCTTACTCCATCTTGGCCTGCAGCCCCTTGGAAACCTTGAGTACCTTGCGATCCATCTTGGCCGTCATCTCCATCAATTCCAGCTGTACCAGCACCAGTAAAACCTTGTAAACCTTGAGCACCAGTTCCACCAAAACCTTCTGTACCCTGTGTACCTTGGTTACCTGCTCCTGTTTGGCCTTGTAAACCTAATATACCCTGAAATCCTTGAAATCCATTTTCGCCTTGAATACCCTGCAAACCAATCGTTCCTTGAGTACCAGCTCCGCCATCAACACCATCTTGGCCTACATCCCCTTGAACACCTTGAATACCTTGAGATCCAAAACCAGAAGGACCGGTATCGCCTGTTGTACCCTGTAAGCCCTGAATACCAGTTCCAGTAGTACCTTGCGGACCAGTTTGGCCAGGTTGACCATCAACACCAATTCCCGTTGTACCCTGCAAACCTTGAACAGTGCCTGCTTGGCCTTGTAAACCCTGAACACCAAGTCCTGTTGTTCCTTGAGGCCCGTCACCGCCTGCATCACCGTCATCGCCTTTAAAACCTTGTAAACCTTGAATACCAGTTGGACCTATAGGACCATCATTACCGATTGTGCCGGCTGCACCTTGAAGCCCAACTCCTAATAATCCTTGAGTACCTTGAGAACTACCAGCAGGCCCTTGAACACCTTCACCAGTAAATCCTTGAATTCCTTGAGCTGCATCTGCTCCATCTGTACCAGCGGCACCTTGAAGGCCCAATCCAGTAGTACCCTGAATTCCAGCGCCAGTAAATCCTTGAACACCCTGCGATCCTGGCACGCCACCTCCGCCTCCGCCGCCTGATCCTAATCCCGTCCAAACTGTACCTTGAAAACCTTCAAATAGTTTTGAAGCTGTATTAAATCGTAATTGACCTTCAGCACCAGGAGAAGGTCTCTGTGCTGTACCACCAGAGGGAATTTGGATTGCGCCATCTGAAGATGTTCGAGGTGCGATAGCTTCGAAGTTATCATCCATTTCTTGATAGGTTAACGATGAACCTTTATCGCCTCTTTTTGTAATAGCCATTATGATACTTCCCCGTTTTCGCTATAGTATTGACCTACATAAGCGGTCCAACCGCTAGGATTATTGCCAATATTCTGTTCGTTTGGTGTATTTATATAATTGTCGATAACATATCCTGCTACCACATATAATCCTGTTTCTAACTCGCTCTGTGTATTTATATAACCCTCAAGAACATAGCCTTCGAGAACGTAAAGACCTGGCGCTTGGTATGAGCCGTCTACATAACCTGGATTATCTTCTGTATGTTCAAATGCGTGGAATTCAAATAATTCTCTCTCAGCTTCAGTTAGCTCTTCACTAAACACATAACATTGTGCTTCTAAAATAGCTTTAGCCGCAGGATCGCTCTCTGCGGCTATTAAGGATAATAATGTTGCGTAATCAGGATTTGCCATAATCCTATTTATCCGCCGGCTGTTACCTTTGTCGAACCCGAAGATGCAGCATTTGCAACCCAAGAACCATGACCACTTGTTGCGTCACCAGTTCTATGTACTGGGTATCCTCCTGCTGTCACTTTCGATGAACCACCTACGGCATCATCACCACAAGATGTGGATCCTGCAGTAGTAACGACAAGGCCACCTTCTGCGGTAACCTTGCCTTGTCCTGCGACATTGTATTTTGATTTATGAAAAGGGCTGGGCGTAGGTGACGCATGACCTATATGCGAGTCTATACCTTTCCTTATTACTGATGGCATTATGCTACCTCTAATAACCTTTCTTTCGCCATAATATATTCCTTTACTAATCCAGAGCGTACGATGTCACTTATGCCAAATCTAATTACGTCAAATGATGGAATTGCCATTAAAACTTTAATAAAGTCATGCAAGCCAGTTACATCATTTCTATTTCTTGATTGTTGTAGATCATCTTGTTTCGTGTCTCCACAAAATAAGATTTTTGATGATTCTCCAACTCGTGTAATTATACTATCAAGTTCGTGGTATGTCATTGATTGGCATTCATCTACAATGATGATTGCGTTATCAAATGTGAGTCCTCTTACAAACGATGAAGTTTTAAACTCGATCATACCTTTTTGTTTTAATAGTTGATAAGCATCCTTTCTTTCGAATAAGTCATTTACGATATCGGTATATGGTGCTTCAAATACCGCCTCTTTCTGTGCCTGAGAACCTGGCATAAAACCTTGCTCTCTTGTCTGAACTGCAGATCTTATAATGACGACCTTTTCATACTCTCCTTTCTGTAGTACATCTTGTAACGCTAAAAAAGTAGCGCACATTGTTTTACCTGTACCTGCTGTTCCGATGGCTGCGAGATTGTATCCTTGATAATAAGACTCGAATAAATCACCCTGTGATGGTGTGAGAGGATTTATCTTTCGCATCGAAAACTTATTGTTTAAGATGCCCATTAAATGATCTTTCTCTCTTTCTTGTCTGCGTTTTTCTTTGCGGGATAGTCTGCGCTGTTTTGCCATGAAACCTCCTATAAGGATTCTACCATGTATTGATATTATCCTTTTTATGATGATGTTGAACGTTGCGTAATACATCACGAAAACCGTCGTCTGGCTTTCTAAGGCCCAAACGAACGGAGTCACCGATAGACGGTGGCTTTCCAATTTGTTGTTTGATTTGCGGGTTTTCTGTAAGGAAAGTTTCCCTCTCGGCCATTGTCATGATCGAGTCAAAAATTTCATTTGTGTCAATATTTTTAAAAGTATAGCTGGGCAATACGTTTCCTTCCATGTTTATATTTATAATATCAGTTCATAAATCTCGCGCCAATTGGCAACTTTAATTGCGTTTCCGTCATAATTTTTATTATGATCATGCTGGATTAATACAGAGTTTAAGCCTAATTCTAAACCTAAATCAGCATTTTCGGGTTTATCTTCTACCCAAAAACAGCCGGTATCACGGTAAGGTTTTAAAGCTTCGTCTTTATCTCCACCACATTCTAAACAAATTACTTCTTCAAAAACCTTTTTACCAAAGATTGCTTCAAGATTCTTTTTGCGTAGTTTACCAGCGTATTTATCTGTAGATAGAGAAGTAATACAATGAAATATGAAACCATGATCTTCATGTAACTTTCGTACATATTTCTTTGCGTCTCGAAAAGGTGTTAACCAACCTATTGCTGCTGAACAATTGAAGTATTCACACATTTCTTTTGCTTTTGAATAGGGCATATCGAATGTTTTGCCCATATCATATTGATCTTCGAGGATCGGATGATGTCCACGTTTAGCCATCCAATTGTAAAAGGAGTACTGCCAATCTAGCAGTACCCCATCACAATCAACTAATATTAATTTTTCGTCAATTTTCATTTATATTCCTTTTATGCTGAAAATCTCATTTGAGCGCCACGCTCGTCAGTTCTATACATTTTTCCATCTGGTGTTGAATAGATGAAAGGCGTTTTGCGTGCTCGTGTCTTATAAGAAACTAACTTTTCGCCTTGTGCATTTTCCATAACAAGACCTAAACGATCTGCTTCCATTTGTAAGATACGATCAACTTGTGTAGTTGCGCCTTTTACTTTAGCTGCAACTTTGATGTTTACTTCTGCTTCTGAAAAGCTCATGTTTCCTACATTAAATTCTAGGTTTGTTTGAACGCCGTATGACTCAAGCAAAGCTTGCATTTCGTCACGCAAGTTACGAAGTGTTGAACGATCGAATTTTGTAATTGTAGTAGCCATTTTGTTTTTTCCTGTGTTAAGTTTGTTTATAAGTTAAGTCTACACTGATTCTAAACCAGTGTAAACAGTTATTACGCACTTTTTTTAAGAACATCTGATACAAGTGTCCAAAAACGATCTCTTCCACGAAACTGAGTAGATGATACCAACCAATCTTGTCCGTCAAAAAGGTAAAGATAGTTTGCACCTTCGCGATTGTCGCCGCACTTTAAGAAAGTTTCTGCTTTATTGTATTCTACAGGAGGATTTTTATGTACTGCGCGTTCTTTTGAAGACTCTAAATCTTCGGTTAATGACGACAAATAACCTGTTTCTGCAACTGTTTTTGCAAGTTCAGGAGTATTATATGACTGAGATAGAAGACGGCCCATGTAAGAAACGTAGCCATCGTAATGGCAGTAAGTTGCCGTTACTGAACCGTCTGGCATTATTTTACCGATCATCGCTGAAGTACCCATTTTTATATTCCTTATCTTGATTTGTTTATCTAGAATCAGAATAACCTGTGTGGGTATAGATGTAAACGGCTATTTTCTTTTTTTATCGTCTTTTTCATCGAAATTAGCTAATTTTTCTTGTCGCTTATTTCGTTTTCTATCTCTACGATTTTTCATTCGTTCTTCTTTCGCTGAAACAGAGTTGTCTTCATCTAAACCCCATTCATCGTATTCTTCTCGAAATTTTTTAAAAGTTTTAGCCATTTTTCATTATTCTTCTATTAGGTTTGGAAATGCTTCCATAACACAGGATTTGGTAAGTCCTTTGATAGACTTTTTTGAGATCATATTATTTGCCAATAACTCGGCATCATCGTTATCTATATCTTCAAGTAATGATATAAACAAAGCTTCGCGTTTTATTTGATTAAGCTGATCATACCCTCCGCCTTTAATGAATATCTTAAGACGACGAGCTTCTCTAAATAGTAAAGCTTTTGCTTCGTCTTCGTATTCGTTTTTCTCCCAAGGCGGAGGAGTGTCGGGTATCAAAAATTCAACGTTCTTATCATATATATTCTTTAGAATAGTTCTAAGCGGACCTGAGTCGTTTTGCTTTAACCATTCAACCTTTTCTGCACGACCAAGAGAGTCACACTTTGCACAAATTTCCGAAATTGATATTCTTACTGCCATATTAAAAATCCTGTATATCTGTAACTAAGTTTTTAAGTTTCTTTTTAATAAAGAAGTTAAATAGTTGTGAACGACCAACTTCTTTTTCTTTGTCGAATTCTGAACGAATTTGATCTTTATACTTCTGAGGGATTTCTGTGAGATCAATCATCATCTTATTTCTATGATAACGACGTAAAGTCTCTTCATCCATATTTTCAGTAGTACCTTTATATAAAGCTAATCTCTTTTGTGTCATAGCTTTCTGGCGCTCACGAATTGCTAAGCAATTATCTGCTGACAGAATATTTGGTACTCCATCTCCTGAATCGCCTTTAATAATATGCTCTTCTAAGTAACCAGAAGGATCTGGATTATCAAGCCAACGCTTACGAATTGGATCATATTGCTTAACATTAGCATATGTTTGCAATTGAATAAAATCTTTATCTGCTGATAATATTAAGAATTTTTCAGCACCCATATTAAGTTCAGTTCCATTATCATGAATGATTGTACCGATGATATCATCAGCTTCACATCTATCAATATGTATTACTTTATAAGGGAAGTAATCTTTAAGTTCTTCTCTTACTGTATTCATAATATTAAATAGATTAGTCCAATCAAGATCGGATTTATCACGACTCGTTTTACGATTCGCTTTGTAATAAGGGTAAGCTTCTTTTCTCCACGTGTTTTTTCCATCCGCGCAGATTACGATTTCGCCGTATTCTTCATTGAATTTCTTGCGGTTCTGTCGTAAAGAATTAAGGAACATATGACGGATGATATTCTCATCTATCTCTATGTTTGTATGATTACCGATACTCGCGAATAACGAGGCTAAGATAACCTGATTGTAGTCTATTAGTATAGCCATTTTATTTTCTCATTTTTACATTGTATAAATTATATATTACTCTTCATCATCAGAAATGTCAACAACATCTTTCAGTTCTTCTTCAAACGCTTCTATATCGATTGAGTCACTAGCGAAGTCTTGTAAAGGATGATGTATTGAGTTTGTTAGTAAGTGAAGAGATTTAATTGACTCAAGAATAAGAACCATGGCTGGAAAATATTTCATAGTGTCTTGTTCGAAAACTACACCTGATCTTATCATTTCAGTTAAAACGTATTGCCAAAGAGCTTCAGAAATTTGATCTGCATGACCAAGTTTAAATTCTTTTACTGAATCTGCTAACTCCTGTGCATTTTGCGGTGGAGTTAGCAGTTTGTCTTTTGGAAATGATATGATATTATCTTTGCTCATTTAGTTCACTTATAAGTTTATTCCAACGATTTTGGAATATGTCAATTGTATTGCGGGTTAAGAAGGCTCTATCACTCGTAGTAAACTTCTTAAAGAATTGATTATCTGCTTTGTGTGTTTCGATAACCTGTTTTGTAACTGAATATGCCACGTTCGCATGATCTTGCGGATCTTCTGTGTAGTCATATGAAATCGTTGCTCCACCACTTGTTTCTGTTAAAGCGCCATAATTTGGATGAATGCACAATACTCCGCTTTTAATAGCTTCGATCAGCGCGATACATGAAGTTTCTTTCCAAATGTTTGGATACAAGAATATATCTGCTTTATCTAATGCAGCTAACACTTGAGCATTTGGAACAGAACCATGATAAGTCATATTAGGGTGATTATGTATTCTAGTAAACAAATCTACATATGGCTCATCTCTATGAGCCCAGCCGTAAATAGCAAACGAAGAATATACATCAAGATGAATATCATTATACTCTTTAGATAACTGATCAATGATTGGATATACCAGTTCTAAACCTCGGTGAGGAGTAGTATGATAGATGAATTTAATTTTACCTTGATGATCATTATTTTCAGGTACAACAAAGTTCTTTTCAACAGCGTTTGGAATTACGGAGCACATAGCATAAGGTATATCATATGCTCCGATATATTGATCTCTTTGCCATTGTGTTACAAAAACAAAATGATCAAATTTATTCCATCCGCCGTTTAATAAGATTTTATTTTCAGGATCTTCAGCAAGATCATGACAGTACAAAATATTAAGGCCTACGTCTGTTGGTATATCACGAGGACGTGAAAAATGTATCGCTACATTTGCCAATAGATTAGAGTCCACGTTATCGATTACACGTTGTCGCATCATTTCTGTGCCACCACTAGAATTTTTTGATTGCTCAGACTCTACGACCTGACCTTTATAAATCATACTCATGTATTATGCTCCGGTATTAAATTCCGTAATGCTATCCCAACGAAATGAGCGCCAACCTTCGTTATCGAGGTCGAACACAGCAACTACGTCTGGGTTTACTTTACGTTTTGGTTTGATTGATGTTTCGTCTACAGGCTTTTGAGGAGGTAGTTTTGAAGCCTCAAGCGTGCAACGCATTTCTCGCTTATCACCATTTACTTTTGTAAAAGTGATATTAACGATTCCAGCACGTAGTGCTGTCAAGATTGTATCTTTATCCATAATTTAGTTCCTTTTCATTTTAAGTTGTAAGCCTAATCTAAACTGCAAACTTAAAAATGTCAATACTTTCTTTCTTCAAATTTCATTAGTTCTAGATCTTTAGTCAAAACATTAAATACGACAGTAGAAACTTCTTGAAGAGGATCTATTCTCATATGCGTTATTACTCTATCTATAAACTGAAACTCTCTGTTCTGTTTGGCTGCTATAGTACAACCTTCGATAAACGTTTCAATATCGTACGGGTTCTCGTAAAATATTGGCTGCTTTGCTTTTTTGGGCTTCGTAGCTCGTTCTCGTTCCTCCATTAAATTCCTTTCGATATATGTCTTCTAACGCAGTTTCGAAATCATGAACTGTTCCGTTATTGTGTATTCTATGCGTTACTACATCAAACTTATGAGGTAATACGTATTTATTATTAATTTCTGTGATATGACCTATAATATGTTCTTGAACTACATTGCCATCAAAGTATCTACGAGAGTCAGAAGAATAATCACATCCTTCTCTTGTAAGTTGAACTAAGATAAAATTTTTAGATCCAACTTTATTTATAACAGGTATTAGCTCATCTACAAATCCACCATCAGAGATAGCGTAGTTCTTATTTAAGTCAATTTCATCAGCCACTTGTTTACCAAAATAATCTAACCCACGTCTCGGTTTAATTACTTTTTCTGAAACATAGATCATTGCCTCGCGACATGACATGTGGCCTAAATCGATATGAGGAACTTCTTTTACAGAACGATCATCATAACGATCCATAAACCAATCGTATCTACAATCAAAATATTTGCAAGTTTCTTTATATAATTGATATTTAAAAGAAAGGTGTTTCCAACCTTTACCGTGTTTAAAATAATCTGCAGCGCAATCTTTCCCAGCGCTGGGTGGGCCGTTAAAAAGTATTATCATGCAATCGTGTCCTCAACTATATTATTAATTTCTGCGCAAGCTTCTTTCCACTCTTGTGGGATCATGCCAGACAAAATAAATTCACGATCTTGATCTGTAAGATAAGGCATCATTTCGTTTATGTTACCGTATCCTTTTTGGTATAGAACCCAGTCATTAGGATCTAATGCGATGTTTCTTTTATGTTCTTTTCCAGAGTATGCTGATGTGCGTGTGATGATCATTTAATTTCTCCAAGGTTTCACAGTCTAATAATATTATACATCATTCTAATAAAAATGTCAATCCTTTCACATGATTCTTATGGATGCGGCATTGAATAATACCGTTGTAGTAGTCATCTCGTAATAAAACATTATGATCGAATTGGTACTTAGCTTCTAGATAGCCAAGCTCACCTTTTGTCATACAGAGAGTAATTATCTCTCTGTGGAAATTATCTTCTCCTTTTTCTTCGACCATCATTTTGACTTCATCTGATGATCCATAGTATTTTTTCCAGTCTGATTCGACTACTTTTTTTCTTTTACGCGTTTTACCCTTTAGAGGAGGAAGTCGCCTTGTAGATTTAAGCAATTTCTTTCCTACATATTTCTTATCGTTAGATCTATCGGTAATCACATATAAAAATCCTATGTAATCTTCAATCATCTCGGAAGTAAACTCTGCACCCTTGTAGTACCACATAATATTCTCCATAATGCTATGAAGTTATTTATGCTGGTTCCATCATTTGTCTGATACATACAGCTTGAGTTCCTTCAGGAAAATGTCCAGGGTTTCCAGTGTATTCAAATCCTAATACAGAACGAGCTTGAAAACATTCAATCATAGTATCGTATTTCCAATATCCTTCGATAATCGGTTCTTGATAACCCGAACTAGCGTTAAACATTATATTGATAAACACTAATGTCCATACCTCAATCAATGCAAATCTCCTCTTGTTCTTCAAACGTAACAAAAACTTTCAGAGTTCGACCATCGTCTTGCTCTGAAAGCCAAACACGTTCAACTGAATGCTTTGCGTAAACTCTTCCGTTGTTATCTATGACTTCAACTCGAGTTACATCTTTATAAGGATCATTCTCTGTCATCATCTTGTTCCCATTGTCTTACGTATAGAAAGAAATCGCCAAATCTCGTTAGTTCTATTTCTGGATAACCTTCTGAGATCAGCCACAGAGCTAAACTCCATGGCTGAGGCAAGGGATTCGGTAACGCTTTTGGAAAACCATATTTCCACCCTGAAGGTGGATCGACCATAGTTACTTTCATTTTATCTCCTACTTCTACTATCAAGCTTATAAACCTTATACGCTTGAATAGTAGCATTATTTTGTGCTAATGGAGCACGTTCTATGAACTCGATAAGTTGCTCAAAGTTCATTCCTAAAAAATCACACTGCTTATTTAAAACAGTCATTGCACCTTTAATACGCATTATACAAACTCCAACATATTGATTTCAGCAGCACGATCTTCATCATGCAAGTCGACCATGTAATCGAAAGCTTCGTCGATCAATGTTGCTGCGTACCACGTGCTAAGATCCATATGCATGTCTGCTGAAACATAGTTCCAAAAGCCGGTTGAACCATAACCTTGCTCAAGGTTTTCTTCACTAACGATTGCTTTTTCAAATGAAGCAACGATGTCTGATTTATAAGTTACGCCGTTAGTTAAGTTTGTGATTGTGTGTGTCATTTTATTTCTTTCTTTGTTTCAGCTTATAGAATCAGTATACGGCTTTTTAACAGGCTTGTAAACAGCTAATTTATCTTAAAGTAAAACCAAGAATATCTTCAACGAATTCGTCACCACAATCTTTCTGAAATGCTACTACCAGATTGTCACGTGAGCACGTATCTAAGTCAGAAACATGAGCTGCGAGCTTTTCTGCATCTGACATACGGAACATTTCTAAAGCTGCCTGGTAGTCAGCTGAGTCGCTCAAATATACATCTTTAAGATCTTCTATGCAACTTTCTGCACATTCGTTATACTCTACGATTAATGCTTCAACGTTTGTTAATTCAGTTTTGATCCAGAAGTTTTGAGCGTTCATTTTTTCGTCCTATACCTTGTTTCTAGAATCAGTATAAGCTATTTGAGCATGCATGTAAACGGTTAAAAACCGCCATCTCCATAAGTTCTCGTATTATCTATTTCTTCTGAGAACTCTTGATAACC